TTAGAAATCGTTGCCGAATACTTTGGAGTGGCAGTGAAAAAGAAACAACGATTTGCTTCCTGAGAGAAATACTCTACCGAAGGGAAGAAATCACGACGGACAGAATTATGTGCTTCGTCAAAGTAAATCGTATTCACATCAATACCTGCCTTCTCAATCTGCTGAAGAGAATTGTAGGTAGTGAAGATAAGTTTGTGACCTTGAGTTGCTTCTACCCAAGTGCGAATCACATTTGGACGAGTGCTGCTGAAGTGATGAGTCTCACCAGAGTGGACGTGAAGCACACGGGCATTGGTGATAAACTCAAGAAATTCACTAGACAACTGCTCTGCCAGAAGAATACGAGGACAAACAACAACCACAGTTTGCGATTGTTGCTGAGAAAACTGACGAATAACATCAAAAATCATTGTCAGAGTTTTCCCAGCACCAGTAGGCATCGTGAGAATCCCTTTGTTGAAGGACTCCATAGCATCAAGACCACGTTGTTGATGAGGACGAAGTTGAATCACAGATCTCATTGCGTATAGGACTATTATAGCAGAAAACTGCCCCTGATACGACTCAGTGGACAGTTCTCAAAGTGTCTTAAAGAAGATTAGTCTCTCATCTTCAACCGGGACAAAGGTAGTCTACAGGGTTTTTAGAAGAGTGTCAAGCTTGTAGATCCAACACCAGTAACAGTGAAGGTTAATACATTACCTGATACTGTAATCTTCACTGGATTAGTAACTCCGATACCACTTGTAAATCCACCTTGTGAGGTTGTAACTCCAGAAACATTAAGACTTTGTGCGTTTAATACAGTTGTAGTTGTAATACCAAGAGTTGAGGTTCCTCCTACATCAAGAGTGCCTACTGTTGCAATACCACCCACTACATTTGTTGAAGTAGTAGCAGTTCCCGTTAAGTTTCCAACAAAGGTGACTGCAGTTATAACACCAACACTATTGATATCATTAATGTTGGCGTTTGTAGCAGTAAGATTAGATGCTTGAATAATTCCAGATGCTCTTATTCCAGTTGTAGTAACAGCAACACCAGGACCAAATACAGGATCTCCTCCAACAAATAGTTCGTAAGAATTTCCTGCAAGTGTATCTGTAGCAATTCCAAGTCTGGATACTGTTGTAATTCCAAGATTTCCAGTAAGAGAACCACTAAATGTTATATCTCCACCTACAGTTAAGTCATTTGTAACCGTAGCATTGTTAGAAACTGTTAAATTGCTTGAGACACTCAGATTACTATCAACTGTTGTGATACCTGTAATATAAGAAGTTCCTACAACATATAAGTCACTTGTTGGGTTGGTAACACCAATACCAAGTTTTCCATCATATGTCAATGACATAATTGGATTTGATGGGTCTTGACCATAAATCCAATGGAAAGCACCAGTTCCTAATCCTGCAGTGCCATAATCAAGATAATAGTTGACATTTCCAGTATTTGAGTTTATAATATCTAAAGATGTTGGGGTGCTATACAAATAGAATGTATTTGTATTTCCAGTTCTTACTTCTGCACTTCTACCAATACCAATCGTAGCGACATTATTAGTGCTGATTACACGAATTGAAGAAATGCCTGTCTTATTAACTTCAATATCTGCTTCTGGAAGTGTAGTGGTGCCTACTCCAACTTTTGCAGGATAACCAACAACATAAAGTGCTTCAGTGACTGTTGCAATTCCAGTTGAAGTAAATCCACTATTTACAGAAGTAACAGAAACTGTTCCTGAAGGTGCTAAAGTCGTTGCAGTTGTTGCAGTCCCAGTTAAGTTTCCTACAAAAGTGTTGGCAGTTATAATACCAGAAACAACAATGTTAGAAGGAAGTCTAGAGGTGCTTAATGTGCCTGTTGTAATGTTGTCAGCATTAATGGCAGTAATACCAGCACCAGATCCTACAAAGGATGATGCTGTTATAATGCCCGATAATTGAATGCTAGATGGGAAAAATGAAGTGCTTAAAGTGCCAGATGTTATATTGGAAGCATTAAGTAGAGATATATCAGACCCAAATCCAGAGAAAGATGTTGCTGTAATTATACCAGCACTGTAAACATTTCCATTGGAATTAATACCAATACCTGCAGTATAAACAAGAGGATTTGCTCCAATTTGCAGGTTAAATGTTGGGAGTGTAGTTGCAATTCCAACATTTCCTGCAGCGTAAATACTAGAAACTCCTGCTCCTGGATTTACATCAATCCATTGAGATGTTGGTAGATTTGATAATTTAGATCCGTCCCCATAATAAGTTACAACCCCAGAAGTAGCAGTTATAATCCCTGAAGTCAGTGATGTGATTCCAACATTAAGAGTTGTGAGAGTTGCTAGACCAACACTTAAATTGGTGATATTAGCGTTTGTTGCGGTAACTAATCCAGTAACTCTTGCGTCTCCATAAACATTCAACAAATAATCTTTAGGTATTGTTGTTCCAATACCAACTAGACCATTTGCATTAACAATGAAGTTATCATTATCAACCTGAACTCCATTCCTAAAATTAAATGACTTGTTATAATTTGCCATCTCGGAGACTTTTTAAGTATTTATGAAACTCTCATAATGAAAGCAAGAGCATAGTATGGTGGTCTGTTTTCATGTGCTTGATCTCCACCTGCATTACCTATATTTGTTCCATTCACGGTAGCAGGTCGGTAAGCACTATTAGATTCCCATCTCCATCCAGTTCCAGACCCACCATCAGTAGCACTACTTGCTAATAAAGTGTGACTGTGAGTGGGCATTTCATTTATAGTAAGAGTTACACTATTAGCACCACCAGTAGCACCTACCCCATAACCACTTCCAGCACCTACAATAAATCTATCTTGTAGATTTGGAGTGCCATTGGCACCATTACATAATGCCCAACCAGTGGGAATGGATGCTGTGCTTCCAGACCACATAATAATTCCACCAACTGGAACTAATGCAGTTTCAAAGTTTATTTTAGCGGTTGTTACTGCATCATTAGCAATCTTAGCGGTTGTTACTGCATCATCAGTAATTCCAGATGTTTGTACTCGTGTAACTGACATTTCTTTATCTCCTTATATTAGTATTTAATCACTGGAAGCATTCCAACATATGGTGGAAGGTTTTCATGTGCTTGACCAGAACCAGCACTTTCAACAGTTATGGTATGTTGGTGACTTCCTGCTGCTAACATATCACCTTGACCGATACCATTTCCACCATAAGCTCTGTCAAGACCTGGAGTATTTCGCATTGCCCATTCCTGTCCTGTTGATGTGCCATGCGTGTGTGATCCATTTTCAGAAGTACTAGCACTATGATTATGAGAAGGCATTTGTGCAGTTGTTAATGTAACTGTAGCAGCGCCACCTGTTTGACCAGGCACCGCAGAATAACCTGCGAAGTTATTAATTAAATTTGGAAGTCTTCCTGTAGCACCATAAGTGGATCCTAAGAAACTACGAAGATTTTGGAGAAGAGAGGCATTAACTCCTTGGAATGTGCCACTGGTAGGAATGTCTCCACCATTACAAATCAGATAACCTTCTGGTGCATGATATTCAGTTGCTCCAATTGTTGCACTACCACCAGTTGCAGTATCGGCAGAAGATGCTGCCATATAGAAGAATGATCCAACAGGAGTGCCAGGTGCCCATTTAACACCTGTTGCTTGAGTGTCATCTGCAGTTAAGACTGTTCCGTTTGCACCAACTGCAAGTCTTGCAGCAGTATTATCTCCAGTAGCAACAAGAATCTGTCCTTTAGTGTCCCAATCAATATTAGAAATCAGAGATCCTTGACCGCCAAGAGCAACAATGAAGCAAGAAACTCCAGATGCAGGTGCAGTTGTAAATCTAATTGTGCTTGTATTTGCACCACCAGAAGTTACAATTATAAAGTCTGCACCTGGTCTTTGAATAACACCACCAACAGATACAATTAAGTTTGCAGAACTTCCAGCAGGAATGAACGCTGTGCCTGCAATACGAAGAGTAAAATCTGTAGTAGATTCATCAAATGATCCAGAAATATCATCACAAACTAAGGAATTTCCGAGTGGGAAGTCTCCAGTAATTGTTGCAGAGTCTGCAGGAATATATCCAAGAGCATTCTGCACTTCGCGGAAAGTGATAAAGTCTTGGTTTCCGTCTGCACGAAGCATTTTGAATGTTGGAGTGCCATTCAAAGTTGAAGATTGTGGGACAGTTGCTTTGAATTTTGGAGATGTAATTCCTTCTGCACCAGAAACTGTAAGAGTGCTTCCAATACTTGCATTGCCAGTTACAGTCAATCCTAGAGAAGTAACTGTCTTAGCAACTCCAACACCACCTAAGACTCTTAATGCACCTGTTGAGGTTGAGGTTGAATCTGTAAGATTTGAAAGTAAAACACTTCCAGTGAAAGTAGAATTACCTCCAACATTTAAGTTTTCACCAACTCCAACACCACCTTTAACAGTCAGAGCACCTTTGCCAGTTGAGTCTGATGTTGTAGTGTTTGTAACTCTAACCTGACCACTGAAAGTAGAAGTATCTTTGCTTCTGATTTGCTTGTTAAATGTAACAGGTCCATCAAACTGTGAAAGAACCGTGCCAGAATCTCCACCTTCAACAAGAAGTCTTTCCTTAACAGTTACTTCATCATAAACAACACTTGACTTGGAAGGATCTTCACCCGTTACAGTTGGTGTTGGAATATCATAAGAGGTAACTTCACCCGATGAGGAAGAAGTCTTTGTATTTCCAGTGAAGAAATCTCCACTGTTATTCATACCAGTGTAAACAACAATACCACCTGCTCTTTCTTGAGATTGAACTAAGAAGTCTTCTCTTTCTGTCAGTGACTTGACTTGAACTTGTGGTAAACCTGTGGAGTAGTTACCTGGACCATATCCAAGATATTCAAAAGTATGTCCAGAAGCACGGAGAATTGATGGTCTACGGAATTCAACTGCAATTGGATTAATCTTACGAATTAAAGAATCAGCATCGTGAGACTCTTTGCGAGTTCCAAGAGCACCGCGAATTACCGTGAATTGAGAATTATTACTTGAAGAAGTAATTCTCATAATTTCACTATCAACCTGAATATAAGATCCCATTGGGAATCTTGCAGCAGTGCCAATTCCAGAATTGATTGTTGAAATGACTACCGTAGTTGCTGAAGCATCATCAGAGATTGCTGTTGAAAGTTTTACAATCTCATTTTCATAGAATGAAACTTGACGAATACCAAAGTTTTCTTCTCTTGCATCAGAAATTGCTTCATTGGCAGAATATCCGTGCTTGAGAATATAACCATTTGTAGCACTTAAAGACTTATTAGTAATCGCAGTGAATGTATTAACACCAACTCTTTCTTCAACAACATAATCACCTAGATTATTATTAGTAGAGTTGATAACTCTAAACTTGTTACCCTTCAACAATCCGTGAGGAGTTTGAGTTGTAAATGTAGTAATGCCCGTTGTTGAATCATAAGGTCTTGCAGTAATCTTCGATGATGGTCCAACTATAAATGCATATTGGCCTGGAATTGGAGTTGAATCTCCAACAGTCTTGGCAACAGATATTTGAGTTTGCGAATTAACAGCACTGATTCTATAGTATCCATCAGTTACAGTGCCAACACCGGTGACCTGAACTACATCACCAATACTTGTTGTAATACCAGCAGTTGCGATGGTGTATCTTGCATTTCCATTACCAGCGCCAATTCTGGTATTGTCAAAGAAAAGTGCTTCGCCGTTGGTGTATCCAGATCCTTTGGAGATAATATCAACTGATGTAACAGCACCACCACTCACAATTACCTTTGCAGTTGCTCCTTTCCAAGTTCCTACTAAGGGATCAGCATCAGTGTTTAAGAGTTTTACATCATAATAAGTGCCATTATTATAAGAGGCACCTGCAGTAATTGCACCAATAGAAATTCCAGCAAGTCCGTGTCTTCTTCCAAAAGTAAGAGTTGCACTTGAAGCAGAAGAAGAAACTGATGTTATTGACTGTCCAATTCCTAAAACACCAGAAAGTTTATCTACAGTTTCTCTAGTGATGCTCTTCTTAAGGTCACTTGTATTTGTGTCACCAATTGGAGCACGAAGAGCAAATGTCTTTGCAGATTGTGGGTTTGCTTCAATGTTATCTCTATCTAATTGAGGATAAAGATCTACAGGACTTTGTGAATACTCAAGATTAGTAAACTCTTCTGTAATCTTATTACTTGCATTTAAGACATAGAGATGATAGATTCCATCTTGAGACCCCTGCACATAAGGTGAGATAACTTCATTACGGTAAATATATAGATTTGACTGCCAATCATTTCTTTCAAATCTTGGCAAGTCTCTAACTTGATCTGCAGTTGTTCTAGAGTTAATATCGTTTGTGCTAGTCGATCCTGGTGTATGTGTTTTTCCATTTACATCAATTACAGAATGTGTAAATGACATATCATCAACAATTGATGCAACAGCAAACTTACCATTATATCCACGATCATAAAGACCACTTGGATTGCTGCTGTCAGTTACATTGCGAATAACGACTAAATCACCAACATTGAGTCCGTGAGGAAGCGATGTTAGGACTGTGACAGTGGTGGACGCTAAAGTGCAAGTTGTAATAAATCTTGGATTCTTATTATACTCAAAGTCGGTGCTTGCAATACTAGTTCTGGTAAAGTCATCTGCTCTCGCGCCTGTTGTGCTAGATTCCTGAAGAATAAAACCATCTTCTGGATCTTTAGCAGCAGATAATTCTTTTGGAATTACAACTCTTACCTTATAAACCTTCTCATCCAAACTACGATCATCAACAATTCTCTTAACATAAGTAAGATCAGTTGTTTCACTTAAACCAGCAACTCCAAGAGTATTCAGTTGATTATAAATTTGGTTTGCACTATTTACAGTAATATACCAATTTCCTGATGTTGAATCAAACTGAATTGGAGACCCAATATTACCAGATGATTTATCAGAAACTCTACTGTAAACTTTCAGTTGAGTTCCTCCATAAATTGTCAATCCTTCATTGTTAAGAGCATTTGTAAATGATGTTGCTAACTTGATTTGTGTAGAATTAACGCGAATCGCATAGTATACAATATGAGGAGTTACATTCTCAGGTAAATCTCCACTTTCACTATTAATGATGATTCTTTCACCAGTTGAAATTGTGTGAGTTCCTACTGTTAAAGTTGAAGATGATACACTTGAAACATCATAAACTTTATAAGAACTTGTTACACCATCCTGCATATAAATGTCTGCAGAATATTCAGTATTATTGATTGAGAGATATAATTTATCTCCGTGACGAGCACCAATGCGATAACCTTGAGTAACACTTACTGGTAAACTATCTGCAGCATTTAAACCGTAGAGATATAAGTGAGTTGAAACACCCACAGAAGTTGTAAGACCAACATCAATTGACAACCATTCAATATCTTCTTCTACTGTAGTGTCAATGTCTCTTGGAGCAATGATGGATGTAATAAAGGCATTATTATCCTTATCAAATGCTTCTGCCTTGAATCCCTCAGAGTTAAGTGATATCTGACCGAAGTTTGAGTTTGAGTTAGTAATAGAAGCATCGCCACCAGACTCTAGATCAAAATGCTTATTAAATCCAATTGCAAAGACTGATACTACCTGAATGAAGGAATCATTGGAAACCTTGATGTGACTTGTTTCCCATCCTTGTCTATAAATTGCATCAGGATCTAAGTGATAAACTTTTGCAGTATCTGTTTGTGATGCTCCCGTTGGTAGTGCTCCACCATAAACAGTGGAATAATTTACACCATTATAACTTCTTGTTATTGAGTCATATTTTACAAATGCGCGGTCATCTTTTTGCAGTGACACAGCGGTAAACTGTGCAACAACCATTGAACGGAATCCTGATGCTTTGCTACCATCAGCGTGCATTCCATTCATACCCCAGACGGATCTGAGAGAACAGTTAAAGATATAAGGAGATGCACCAGATACGGTATCAGTTTCAACAGTTATTGTCGCTCCAGTTACTATAGGTGTTGGATCTAAAGTAATTGGGAATGATTCGAGTAAATATGTAAACTGAGTTGCACTTAAGACATTTTGTACTTTTGTGGAAATATTATATTCTGGAGTACTAACTCCTTTAATCTTAATCGGTGTTCCTGAAGTTAGATTATGTCCTTCTGTCGTTGTAACTGTAACTAAAGTAGTTGCAGTTGTGCCGTTTCCGGAAATAACTGATTGAATATCAATCGGGTCAGAAGCAAATGCACCAACAATTTCCCATTCAGGTGCCATCTTAGCAAAGTCTTCATCACTTGCAGGAAACTTTGCATCTGCTGGAATTGGACGATATGAATTAAAAGCATTTGAAAGTTTGCTATAATACATATCAAGGTCAGTGAGACCATATGTGCCAACTTCATTGACACCATCAGCATACTCAAAGCAAGTGAGTTTATGATGTGAGAATCTTGGAACTGACTGATAATTACTTGTAAAGAATGAAGGATGAGTATAAACTAAACCAGACTCATCAGCGTCAAAGAATGAAAACTGCCAGAAATAACACGCTCCAGTAACTCTAAAAATTGCAGACTTTCTTACTAAAGGATCTGTTGGATTTGGAACATATTTTGGTCTGACTTTCGTTTTTCTTAAATCAAGACCAACGATTGATGTGCCTCTAGGTATAATAATACCGCCATTAACACTGTTAAACTTATAAAGAATATTGTCTTCTTGTGTTAAGTCAAAATTAGAATCTAATTCTAAAGATAATGTTGAGAGTGCTGGAGTTCCTGCACCGCCGGTTGGAGGAACAGCATACGCAGTGCCACCATTATCATAAATGGCAAACCCAGGTCTGTTATCAATTAGGTGCTCGCCAGGGAAGACAAGAATTGTTGTTTTTTCTACTAAGTCATTACCCTTTCCATTCACAAAAGAGAATCTTGCCGCTTCTAAAAGTGCTCTCTGAATCGTTTTAAAAGGTTGTGCAAGAGAGTTGCCAGTATTCGTAATAGAATCTGTAGCGTCTAAATCATTGGGATTTACATATAATGTGCGCCCTTCAGTATTCTTGATAAAATTGTCAAGTTTATTTAATGGCATCGGATTATGACTTATTAAGATATTGCTATCTTTTATTTATGAAGTCAAATCTCCACCATCAAAATCAATTTCGTCGTCTTCTGGAAGGTCTTCTGGGTTTTCTAATTCTACTGGAAACAGGAATGGATGTGCTTCCTCGTCTATCAGATAAAATGAAGACCGATATAAATCGTCTGGGTCATATGTGCGATTTTTATCTGCTGCTCTACAAAGATCTAAATCGTATAAGTGACCATCGGGAAGTTCATCGAAAGTAAATGGAATATGATTGATAAAATACATCTTCACTATCATACTGCCATTATTATACCAGCAGTATGCGGAGTCGATACGATAAGACATAGGATTCACTCCCGTATCTTATATTTATTTTTATAGGCGTGGTGGGATTCGAACCCACACTGGATCGATTTTAAGTCGATTTTCTCTGCCTGGTTGGAATACACGCCCGTGTATGTGACCATTATAACTCAAAGAGTCTTTATGGTCAAGTGCAGGTTGAGGGAATCGAACCCATCCTTCGCGGAATTATGAGTTCCGAGCATTCTACCAGATTGCTAAACCTGCTCGCTTAGAAATTCTTCCCAACTATCACCATAGTGTAGCATATGATGGCAGTTATGGCAAAGAAGGTCGCATTTATTAACTTCCTCCTTAACAAATTCCCACTTTCTATTAGCAAAGGTTCTTCCATCAAGATTAAATGATTTTTCAGATGGATCTCTATGATGAAAACACAAAGTTGCTGGTCTACTTTCTCCACAAGATTGACATTTACCACCCTTATATTGAAGGGCTTTCCATTTATTGGAATACCCCCTTGCCTTTTGTTCAGTGTAAGTGTTTCTATCAATAATGTTTTTATCGTTTTTATAACGCCATTTTTGTCTACAAGAATTACTACACCATTTTTTTAGTCGCCCCTTTGTCATTCTTTGATTTAGAATGTCGCATCCACAACCTTGACAATTAGTAATAGTAGAATACATTATGGTGTTATGAAAATATACATACACCTATTTATACAATAAGAGTATGTAATGGGAACAGCGGGAGTTGAACCCGCGCTAAGCACTTATAAGGTGCCCGCTCTAACCATTAAGCTATGCTCCCACAAAAACTCAGAATATCACTGAGCTTCGTTGTTTTCCTCAGTGTGTATTCGTATGAGATCATCATTGGCAGGTATCATTACTGCTGCCTTTCCATTCTCATCCACAATACCTATGTGCTCTCCACTTTCCACTCTTTCAATCAATTCTTCAAATCTTTCCTGAAACTCTTCCACCGTGAAAATTTCCATTCTTTTCTTTGAGGATATTTATATTATAGCATCACTGCCCATAAACCGCAAGGTCTGCATATTCAATTTGCTCAGGATCAAGATTTGCAGTTACCACTTCCAACACATTCATAAACTCTTGAACGGTCTCACATTCTACCAGACGCTCACTTCCTTGGTCGCTCAGGAGCAGGAAGGTGCGGGAGCAGACATCAATCACAATACCTTGGACAGTCTCTTGTGCGGTGCTCATGGGGTGTTTCGTTGATTACCCCCATATTGTAGGGCGTCCTGGTCCTGGTGTCAAGGGGTGCTTAAGAGTAATTTTTGATTGTTGTAATTGCTGTGGATATTCGTGTATTTTCTTCGGTCAAAATACGAATTGTATAATTTCCTGCATATCTTTCTACTTCATAATCAACTCTTTCTGTTTTTACATTGTTAGAAGATGTGACTAAACTTGTTAATTGATTTCTAAGAATTGTAAGTTGATTTTGCTTTTCAGTAATGGAAGAAGCAAAAGAAACACAATTACCAGAAGTACAAGGTATTCTGTAGCAAACTCCTATATCATCATAAAGAGTGCCTATTCCTGATTGTGAAGAATCATTTTGAGTATGTATTAAAAGTGTGCCAAATCCCACATTCCCAGAATTTAAGAAAGCAATATTAACATCATAGGGAGAATTTCCATCATAAGACTTTGTGGAAATGTTATAACTATAATTTCTTACAGTGTCTGGAAAGATTGTTACAGCACCACTGGTAGTTCCACATCCAACAGCATAAGCATTTGTAGACAGACCAACAATTTCAGTTTGAATCGTTACAATACTTGCAGCAATAGAAACAATTTGACCATCAATTGTATTGCAAACGGGAGAAAACAAGTCAATATTTGTTTGTATTCCAGGTCTTCTCTCTGCTAATACCTCAATCGAACTATTATTTCCTTCAATTTTTCCAGATAATAAATTAGTAAGTTGTTCGCTCATTTACGTTCTCCATTTTTTAATTCTTCAATTTCTTTTCTAAGACTGTCAATTTGAGACTGTTGCTCTTTAATTGCTTCAACTAACACAGCAGTTAAATGTTGATATGATACTCCTAGATTGCCATTCTCTTGCTCAGATACAACCTCAGGAATAACTTTTTCTACTTCCTGTGCAATTAAACCAATCTGATGTTTCTTTAAGTAACCATAATCTTTTGAATCTTTAAAGTCATATTCAACTCCATTTAATTTAGATACTTTTTCCAGAGCATTTTTGATTGGACTAATATTTTCCTTTAATCTTATATCTGATGATGGAAGTGTATCTGCTCGGTTAATTCTAGAAGCAACATCTCCACAGTTTGCTAGAATTATTCTTCCATTCACAATCATATTGCGATTTGCAATGACTGTATTGTTAAAAATCGAAATATTAGATATGACTAAATTATTAAATCCAAAAATACTTCCAGATACAAAAAGATTTGGGAGTTGTGCTTTTCTGTTTAATGGATTTAAGACCAGATAAGTATTTCCACAAATTACTTTTTCACCAAGAGTTAAAGAATTGCTTTGTGAAATTAAGTCTCCAGTGATTCTTACATTTTGATTAAAAGTACTATTGTCATGATAAAACTTTTCCTCACCTTTTTTAGGTAATAATGGAAATCCAATTAGACTGAATAGAGTATTTACTGCTGACATTATCCTACTCCTACAATCGTTTTAATTGCACCAATTACATTTAATCCACCAACAAATACATCAGTAATGTATTCATTTCCAACAGGAGAGAGTGAGAATGCTCTCTTTCCAAAAGTATCAAGAATAGCATTACCAGTCAATGCAACTTGATCTATTTTATTTGCTTTCTGAATAATTCTACCAGATCCAGACACTAAGTTAATATTTCTACCTGCTTTCATATCCAAATCTTCCACCGCCTCAATCATAATAGTTTTTCCTTTGATTTTCACTGTGCCATTACTCATTGCAGTGATACAAATATCTCCACCTAATCCAGTAAGACAAATATCAACACTTCCCTCAGATCCTGTATTTCCTGCAACGATTTCAATTCCTTTGTCATTTAGAATCTTATAAGACCCTGTTTCAGTAAAAGTCTGCAAATGTACATCATTATCATTTGTATAAGCATACATTTGATAAACAGATGTTCCATCTCCTCCCATTAAAGGATCATTTGTAGTAATTCTAAACTTTGGTCCTACACTAATATAATCTCTTGCTTCGTAATTCATTTTATGTTGGGCAATCTATTGATGTTTGAATACCTTTTCTATCTCTAATTATTTTCTGTGCTTCTGATGGTTGAGATATTGGACCAAGAATTGGTTTCAAGATAGCACCAAATCCAGTTTCAGAGTCAACCGTAATTACAGGAATATCAGAAACCTCCAAAATATTTAGAGGTGTTGCTGAAAGTATTCTACCATTATCAACTATCAAACTATAAGTATTTCCAAGATTATCGGTTGCAGTATCATTTCTAGAGTATTCCAATCCAGCAGTTTGTACTACAACATCAGTGACACCATAAGCATCTTGATTTTGTATTAGTGGATACCCTTCACCGGAAGATGTGATATAAATTGAAGTTACCTTTCCAGCATCATTGATTACTGCTCTACCTTTTGCTCCATAACCTAATCCACAACTATCACTAAACTCAACGAATGGTGGGAAACGATATCCTGAACCAGGATTTGTAACAACTGCACCAATAATACTTGCAGTCTGTGTTACATTATTAACTACATTTAGAATTGGAGTCGCAGCACCAAGAATAGGAATCGCTGATGCTCCTGTTCCTCCTCCACCAAAGATGTTGATTGTAGGAGATCCGCAAGTAGTTGGGAATGTTGGAATACATTCTCCTAAACCATTCAGAGCATCCTGTAAAATATCGTTTGAGAATACATCTGCAATTCCTGCAACACCTTCAACTGCAGAAGTTACATCTCCAACAACACCTCCGATAGTATTTGCAATATCAAAGATACTATTGAATGATTCTAAAGGATCTATACTACTCTTTGGACCAACTCCAACTATCCATTCTTTAGTTCCATCACACTTGTTATTGCTTTGATTACAGTCAAAGAGTCCTCCCAATCCAAGAATTGTATCTACTGTGCTTTGAATAAAATCAACAACACTGAAAACACCACCCAACAAGGCAGAAACACCATCTAGAGCGGCAGACAGTCCATCAGCAATTGCATCTGTAATTGTATTAACAAGAGATCCGATGAATTGCTCTGCCACACAAGTTACAAATCTATCTACATTTTCAAGAAGTGACTCAAGTAATTGAACTATGATTCCTAAAAGCCCTTCAACAATTGCATTTGCAACACAAGAAAGTGCTTCTTCTAAAATTTTAATTGGAATTACGAAGACCTCATTGGACTTATATCCTGCCGTGTGTGCTGCTGCTGGATTGCCTGTTGCAGCAAGAACTGACCCATAAACGCTAATATACAGTGCTTTTAATGCTTTTGGAATAATTCCTGGGTCATCTTCAGTTCCAACTAGGAAATTATAAATCGAATCCATAATTCTACCAACTATCCAGTTGACGGCACCCTTAATTACTTCAGCGGTGTTTTGAATTGCTTGCTTATACTCAGCAATTTTTCCTTGCGCTTCTTGGATATATTTAAGTAAATTATTAACCTCAGATTTTACTGTTTTAATTGTTGTATCTTCACAAGTGTCGGCAAATACAACTTCTCTTCCAATACCAGTATAAGCAGATATCTCTCTCAGTCTTGCTGCTACTTCTGGAGGAACTGCTCTTGGACTTTTTTGAGACTCTTCTGTTGCTTCATTTGATTCATCAGTCTCTATTCTACCAGTTCCTTGTGGACTTTTTACTCTAGAAGTATGACCAGTAAAAGGAATGAAAGGATTTTTATATCCAGCAGTTGACCAATCACTCGTGTGTCCAAGTGCTCCCATAATGACTGGGATTTGTGCGTTATCACCATCCAAGAAAAATCCAATGACCATATCTCCAGGTCTTATTTTTGGATTTACTGCATACTTTGCTGCACCACTTCCAGCAGTAGTTGGGAACATAACCTGTGCCCAAGGAAGATCATCATTTGATAATTCGGCAATATCTAAAGGATGATATCCTAAGATTCTAACTTTATACCTATATCCCCATCCACCACCATTTGCTTGCTCTTCCCACGCTTCTACTGGTGCAATTTGCCCCAACCACCAACGGAAACCATCTCTACCTATAAAATGACTTTTAAGAAGTGATTCGTCTATCATTTACTATGCCTTTTTGTTGATTCCGAAAGTATCTCTGACTAATTTCATAGAAGTATAGGAATTATTTGCATCAAAATGATGGCACAATTCCTTAATCATATATAGACCACTAGTTTCAGTGTCATATTCTTTTGCATCAGATTGAGTGATTTTTGGAAACTGACATTGAATTACATCACCTGCTCTTAAGTTTGTATTTGAAGCAACAATAACATTGAGAGTTTGAGTAAACAGAATATTATAACGCATTAAAGACTGTGATTGATATTCTGTTGGGTCAGCATTTACATCTGTTGAAACATCGGAATTCAAGGTGCCAATATCAAGAATACCCGTGATAATTCTTGTTGGCACATCTCCTAGAGTTTTTTCAGATCCTTCAGATAACGGTGGAAGTTTAATGTCACTTCCTAAGTTACTTGTTTTATCTGAATATCTTTCAAACTTGAATAGAGTTTGCTCTGGATTTGTGATTGCTCCTGTTTGTGGATTGAAAAATATTCTCTGACTTGCAAAAGTTCCTAATTTTAATTTCTCAATCAAGTTTTGATTCTTTTCCACATAATAATTCAGAATGTTGAAGTCATTGTTGACCTTATTATTATTCTCATCATATGCTTGATTGACTTGGTTGTAGGTATATACAACTCTATTTCCATTCACATCTTCTCTAGGTTGTTGGTCAATCAAATCATCAATCGATCTAAATTGAAATCCATCCTGTGTTTGATAGAATAAGAAACCTGCCGTTGCACTTCCAGATTTTTCTGGAACTGCTTTTGATGCCAACCACACTAAAACCGTAAATGGTTTTCTCATATTTCCTATAAAACCATATGGTTTAGCGGAATCAATATTACCTATCTTGTTTGTCTTGAGATAATTTTTAAGAATATCTTCTACAGAATTGCTAATTTTACTACCAGGTTTAAACTTCTTACCAACTCTGACAGTTTCGTTTGTAATTGCTTCTCTAGATGTTAAATGAAGTGTAAAACTTTCTTGATTTGTTTCTGAGATGACATCAGTAATACTTGAAACATACAAGTAATCATCTACTCTTTTTGAAAAATCTAATCCAGGATTTGTAGTAGAGTTTCCAGCGATCTTCATTACAACTCTTTCGCCACCTCTCAGGGGAAGACCATTATAAATTGATTGCCTTCCAGTGCCACCTTCAGCAACAATTGTGTTTCCTGTGTTGATAATTTTAACTTTTGCAGTAATCGTTGGAGAAAAAATATCTTCGTAATAATCTATAGAGATAGCACCAGTTGAGATGTCAATCGTCCTGCTACGATCGCTTGACTCTAATATTAACTGCTCATAAATGGACTTTTGAATTGACATTATACGTACGCTAAATCCAGAAGAAGTTTATTCTTGATAAAGTTATTTAACAAGTCAAAATCACTAATTGCAGAAGGTCCTTGTCCTCCACCACCCGATGCTGAAGTAATAATGTTTTGTTGTTGTCTTGGTTGGTCTATAATGATAATATCTTGACCAGATCTTTCAGGCGTGAGTGAAAATGGTACTGCATTTGTTTGTTGTGCAGGTGCTGCGATTTGTGCTGGTGATGGTTGAGCAGGTGATTCTGGGACAACTGTTGTGGGTTTTCCTGCGATTCCTGTAAGTTGTCTACCAATAGAAAGAAGATTTAAATATGGTTTTGGATTGACTGGATTGCCATTAGGTCTTGCCTCAAAGTGTAAGTGAATAGAATAATCACCTCCAGTATTTCCTATTTCACCTATTGTTTCTCCATTATAACTCTGCCCTTCTTTTACCATTATGCGAGCAAGGTGTGCAAAATAAAATTCTGTATTTCCAGATTTAATAATAACTAAGTTTCCATATCCTTCTCCATTATTTCTTGCATAGGTTACTTTTCCAGACTGTCTGAAAGATACATAAAATCCTCTAGTATTGTAAGTGCCAATATCAATACCTTTATGTAGTCTTCCACCTCTTCTAGCAGCACCAAAACCTTGACCTGGTGTTAATCCCGCTAAAGGACTTGTGTTTCTAACAACATCAACTTCATCGCGAACAGTTGTAGTTATACCTCTTCTGGGTGTTAATGCTTGTGTCGTTGTAGTTGTAGATAACTGAATATTGGGAGATGATGCTTTACCCCGACTTCTCAATCCATATTGATATGATGCGGGACCAACATAATTTCCAAAAATATTATCACTTGGATTTCTCCTTCTTAACTCTGTAGAACTTGACCGATTAGGAGTTAATCCTGCACCTAAAAAATCTGTACGATTTTCAACAAATTCCGCAGCTTTTTTTTGCAATGATGGATTGGTAATTGCAGAAACCGTATCATCTATCATTCTCTCTGCTTGTTTTCTTGATAGTTTATTTGCAACCATAATTGCTTTTATAGCACTTTCTCTATCTTGTATTGCATTAAACTCTTTAACAGCTCTACCTACTGGCTCATATTGTTTTCCATTACCAGATAGAATTATTGCTCTAATAGAAGATGATCCAAAAACTCCAGACGCTGCTCTATTATAGATTGATTGTGCTACATCAGCTCTTCCCTGAGGGTCTCCATCTTCTAGAGAAGTAACTGCTGCTAAGGTCCAAAAATCAGGACTACCCCCACCACTACCACTATAAGGAGGTGGTTCAGTATAAGCACCTTCATCAGTTTGTTGTGTTCCCGTTTTAGGAATCTCTTCTCCACTATACTTACCTTCTGTAAGTGGAGTTGTAAGTAAATCAAATGCCTCTTCAATCTGCCCTGTCAGATTTCCCATAGTGTCATTTAATTCGCCCATCGCATTTTTTACACGATTTGAAGTATCAAAGAAATCAAACTGCATTAAGTTTTGTCCTAATGCTCCTAAAATATTACCTACATTAGTGAATAACTTAATCGTATTATTAAAGAATTCAGATACAATCTCCCCTGCTCTCTGAAGTCTTGCAATAAATTCTTCACCCATTGCAATCCAGGTTGGGAGATTATTCATTATCCAACCTGCAGCAAGATAACCAATAAATCCTAAAATTCTCTTAAAAAATCCACCAGCACCAGTTGCTTGTATCAACTGTTGAGGTCCTGTCGGTGTCATAACAACTCTTGGTGCTTCTAATTCATCCTCTAGAGTTTGTCTCTTTTCATTTTCTTCTCTTCTTTTTCTGAAGATATTTGTTTGTGCAAATGCTTCTCTTTTAACTTTAGTTCTTTTTAAAATAACTTGCCCAACGGACTTGATTGCATCTCTACCTTGAGAAATCTTTTTCTTAGATTCATTTGCTGTAAGAATTACTCTTCTGATTGGTGTTGATACTGCCATATTACATCACCACATTGTAGTTGAGTTGTGAATAGAGCACATAGAAATTATCAGTATTTGCAGATGGTATAAATGGCACATCAGTCAATGGTTGTTGTTGAGAAGCAATTGTCTGAGTTCTATCTCTTCCACCACCAGCCATTATGATGTTTGGTTTTGCTTCTGGAAGAGTTCCTACAGGAGTAGCAGGTTTTGGTGGTGCTTGTACATCTGCAGCAGGGGGTTTTTCTTGAAGTAATCCTTCAACATTTATTGTGCCATAAGAAGGTGCTGTTTCTTGTGATAATGCTTGTGCCGGACCCTGTAACATATTTGCAGTGTCAACACTAAATGTCATTTCAGATGGTGTTGGCATTGCAGAAGTTTGTGGTTGTGCAACTGACGCTGGTGGTTGTGGTGTTGCTGGTGGTGTTGCCGCTGGTGGTTGTGGTGTTGCTGGTGGTGTTGATGCTTGTTGTTGCGATTCTTGCTTGCCAAAAAAAGTGCCTTTTCCAAGTCCAAATTCTCTTGCAATGTCTAAACCTGCAAAACCTAAACCAACACCAGGAATTGCAGATCCATAGGATAATAAACCACCAACAATATCTCCTTGTGCTATCCTATAAGTTCCAACCCCAAGTGCTATGGGTGCAAAAAGTTTGGAAGCAACATTTCCAGTGCCTCGTAATACACCTTGAGCACCTTTTCCTAAATTTTTAACCCCACCCAAAAATCTACTCATCACTCCACCAGTTTTACCTAAAACACCTCCAGCACCGGTAACTCTACTTCCAATTCCTCTCAGGGCGGACATACCTCCTCTTAATGCTGCTGCCCCTAGTCTGAAAGGAGCTAAAGCAATTCTGGTAGCAAGACTTGCTAATTTGAGTGTTAAACCACCAATAGTTCTCAGTAGTAAACCAAATCCAATATTAACTGCAGCAAATCCACCTATTGCAAATAAAACATTCTTAATAACAGTATTCTTAATCTCTTCAAGTTTTTTAGTATCTCCCTCTGCAAATGCTTTTAGAGTTTCAATTCCTTGATTTGTAAGCCACCCAAAGAATAATGTTGTCAAAGCACCCATGACTCTATCAAACAAACTTGTCACAGTTTGTTGAATTTTAGCAAGTGGTCTTGCTAATGCCGCTTGAATATTTTTCTCTAATTCACTTTCTTTTCCAAGTCTAACTTTACGCTCTGCTAATCTTCTTTCTGATTCTTGCTCTTGCTTAAGTTGGTTTTGCTCTAGAGCACTTTCTGCTTGAAGTTGTTTTGCAGTATTCTGAATACCCTGATTTAATTCTGTTACTTGTACACGAATTACATCAAGACTCTGTTGAAGATTTCCAATTGACCCTGCATTTGTCTGTATCTGTAATGTTTGTGCTCTATCAACTAAACTTGTTTGTGGTCTTACTACAATCGCAGATCCTGCTGCAACTGCTCCGCCGCCGCCAGCACCTCCACCCGCAGCATTTCCACCACCACCTCCCACTGTACGACCACCAAAAACAGATCTTGGGAGCGTGGTGATTCTTCCTAGAGAAAACTTTTGTAAGGTAATTCTTTCCGAGCTGGTATAATACCCACCACCAGGTTTTTCACCCGTTTGTGCTCTTAAACCAGCTTCTGCCTTATCCATTCGATTGATTCTTCAGGTTTTCTTCCTCAATATATTGTTGGAGAAGAGTGATGTAAACTTCCCTTTCCCATGGAATCATATTTTCCAACTCTGTTAATGAATATTTATGATGCTGAATCAATGCAAAATTTGTTTTGTAGTATGATGCAAGATCCTCATGCACCATCGCTAGGCGAAAAAAGATGTTAGTCCCTCCAGAATGACTTCACTCTCAACACCCGTGTTTGGATTTGTTACTGTAAGTGTATGAGAAAGTTTTGGCATTGTCTCAAAGAATTTTTCAATGTCCTTAAACTGCTGCGAGGTCAACTGCTCTAGAAATTCTTTTAATTCTTTTTTGGTTGAATCTGCTGCTGCCCAAGATTCTTCTTCACTGTAGATTTGCTCAATACAAGAAATAATCATATCAAAAGTATCATCTACAGAAATTTCAGCACCAACAACAAAGTTACTCTTCACAAACTCTTGCATAGAAGGATATCTCATTCTGAGAGTAAGATTGTCATCAAGTTTAATATCTCTTGAATGCTTTTTATCAAACTCAACTTGAATATCATCAAGATTAATGCTCATAGGAACTTGAGTTGTGCCATCATCAGGGCAAGTGATTAAGACATCAACTTCTTCACCAACAGACTTTCCACGAATATTCAGAAACAAATATTCAATGTCAAAAGTTGCAAGTTGCTCAACTTTAATACCACGACTGATGATACAATTGCTGATTACTGTTTTAACTGCTTCAGCGATTTGCTTTGGATCTTCACTCTCCATTGCAATAATAAGAATTTTTTCTTCCTTCACAAGAAATGGGCGATACTTAATAGTTTTTTTCAGTGAAGGAATTTCCAACTCATATGTTGGTGTAGAGATCTTAGGTAAAGGCATAATGACCTATAAAAATTTCAGTTAAAATTATTTAGAAGAGAGTTTCAGGGTTTGCTTGAGAAGATAACGGATTTGAAGATAAAGAATCTGCCGCAGATTGAAGTGTTGAACTATTACTGACTCCAAAAGTATAAGTCTCTTGTGATGCTCTGAAAATACTTTCTGCAGATTGTGGTGAAGTTTGCAGTGTCAGTGGATTGAGTGGATTCTGATTATTACTGTCTCTAGAAATAAACTGATTAAATGTGTTTGTTCTTCCTGCAATATAACGATCGTATTGGAATGATGCAGACACTTTCAAAATATCAGAAGAAACATAAGAAACAGGAATGGAGCTCATATTCAAAGGAAATAGTCCTCTAAAGTTATATTCAATCTCTCTCCGATAGTCTCTATCAAACTTGACAATTCTTACTGAATTTGCTTTATAATATGAGGGATATTGCATTCTTACAAAATATCCATCTTGATTTTGGTTAATTGGAGCATTCTCTCCAGGCAGAACTTGATTATTAAAAGACCCACTTGCAATAAATTCCATCCAACATTCTAAGAAATTAAGCATTTGATAGTTACTATCAATATAAAAATCAAGTGTTATTTCAGAATAGATTCTAGAATTTGCAAACTTTTCTTGAATTCCCATAAAATTTCCATCAATCGTAAAAGATCCTAATGTAGTTGTTGGAAGAACGGCAGAGTAACAAAGAAGACCTGCACTCTCCGCAATGAATCTTGAATCAATTCCTCTTCTAGCCAGATATGACATCAAACGTGGAGGAAGAGTGCCAAACTTCACCTCATAGTGAGAAGTTTGTGCCAGATTGGTCATCAATGGCTTAATATCAGATATTCTGCGGGGTGTTGCCACTCTAAATACCTTATACGAGTGTTATATTATTAAGTATTTAGATGTCATATAAGGGAAAATATCAACCATCTCATCCAGAAAAGTATAATGGAAATCCAACAAATATCATATACAGGTCTTTGTGGGAGCGCAAGTTCATGGTTTACTGTGATACGAATGAAAAAATAATTGAATGGTCATCAGAGGAAAAATGTATTCCATATAAGTCTCCAATAGACAATCGCATACACCGTTATTTTCCGGACTTTCTTATCAAAGTGAAAGAGTCTAATGGTAGTATCAAAAAATATATGATAGAAATTAAACCATCAAAGCAAACTATCCCTCCCCCTAAACCAAAAAGACAAACTCAGAAGTATATTGCTGAGGTCTATGAGTATGCTAAAAATCAATCAAAGTGGGAAGCAGCAAGAGAATGGTGTGCTGATAGAGGTTATGAGTTTAAGATAATCACCGAACACGAACTGCAAATTAAGTAATGCCAAGAAAAACTCTTCAACAAAGAAACAGAAGTCGTCTTGCTGGTATTGTTAAAAAATTTATCGGCACAGAAGATGCTGATGATATTATGCTTGAAATTATGAGTGTATTGACTGAATCTTCTGGTCCCCCAGTTGCTGGTAAGTATTATGTGTTTGTGTATAATGCAAAGACTCCCAATATACAATATGACCAGAATCCTTTTGTCTATGTAAAGAAAGTTTATAATTGGGGTTTTGTGGGATTAAACTATCATTGGGGAAAAGAAAGACAATATACTTGGGATGAAATCGCTGGGAAAATGTATGAGGTTTATCAATCGGAAATTGAAGACCTAAAAAGATTATCTTTTGGTAATGTCAGGACTAAATAGTTCAAAAAAATAAATGGCACCAATATACAGATATCCATTAAAAAGATTAGAGAATAATACGGATTATGTAAAGATTGATGCTTATAAGTATGAACAACCTAGACTTAATCTTCCCACAGAGGGAGCATTTTCCTTTGCTCAAAATAGTTCTGATAACACATATAAAAGTTTAGGTAGTAAACAGATACAAGGAACTGTAATTCTTCCCGTTCCTCAGAGTGTTCCTACAAATACTCAATCTACAAGCTGGGGTGAAGGAAAGATGGGACCGGCACAAACTTTAGCTCTTGGCATTGCACAGGAAACTGTACAAGGAAAAGAATTTTTTGGATCTCTTGGGTCTAGTCTGGTAGCAGCTGCTTTAGGTATAAAAGATGCGGCTACAACATCTTTGGGGCAAAAAACAGCGCAAAGTTTTTTTGCTTCAAAAGCAGTCGAAAGTTTATTGGGACAAGATGGTTTGTTTAATGATGTGTTAGCAAGGAACACGGGGGCAGTATTCAATGAAAACATTGAGCTCTTGTTTAGAGGTCTAAATCTTCGTGCTCCCTTTCAATTTGCATTTGATTTAGCACCTAGAGATGCTGATGAAGCAAGACAAATTAAAGATATGGTAGTCTTCTTAAAAAAAGCAATGGCAGCCAGAAAAGGAACTGAAAGTGGCGCAGCTGCTGGACTATTTTTAAAAGCACCTAATGTGTTTAAGGTCCAATATATGAGTGGAGGAAAACCTCACCCATATCTGAATAAATTTAAGATTTGTGCTCTTACAGACTTAGCGTTAAACTTTACTGGATCTAATACTTATGCAACATACTCTGACGGAACTCCAGTGCATATGAATCTTGGAATGACTTTCCAAGAATTGACTCCTATTTATGCTGATGATTATCCAGAAAGAAACGAAACAGGAGTTGGATACTAATGACTTACTTCAGAGAACTTCCAAACTTAGAATATCAATCATTTTTACCAGATTCAAAATCGTCCGACCAATATTTAATTGTCAAGAATCTATTTCGTAGAGTTAAACTTCGTGACGACTTGCAGAATGTCTTCACTGTCTTTGATAAGTATCAGATTCCAGATGGGTCTAGACCAGAGTTAGTTGCTCAAGAACTTTATGGTAGCACTCAGTATGACTGGGTTGTGATTGTATCTGCAGGAATCACAAGACTGAGAGACCAATGGCCACTTTCTGATAAGCAAATATACGATTACGCAGAGTCAATCTATGGTGACGACTTGAATGCGATTCATCATTATGAAACTAAAGAAGTCAGAGATTCGGAGGATAGACTGATTCTTCCTGCAGGTCAAGTTGTTGATGCTGACTTTAAAGTTTCTTACTATGATGATGGAAATGTTTATACGAATGATTCTACGATACTTGGATCAAATGTAACTTATATTTCAAACCCAGTTGTAGGTGTGAGTAATTATGAATATGAAGTGAGAAAGAATAATGATAAGAGAGGTATCTATGTATTAAAACCAAGATACCTACAGCAAGTTATTAATGACACAAGAAAAGCGATGATTTATGATAGGTCATCACAATATGTAAACGATACTCTAATTAAGACTGAAAATACTAGAGCTTCAATTCCATTTTAATTCTAGATTTTTATCAAATATCATCACATAACGGTGCTTACGGGATCGCTCTCTCCATTCTCCCTCGGCACCTTTTACTTTTCCACGAGAGTGCTTAGTTCCGTCTGAATAGTAGAAATCTTTTTTTGCATCTGATAGACCTGCGTATGCAAAATTACAAGCGCGATAGATTGTGCCAGAATGAAAATCACTATCAGCGTAAGAGATGATTGCTTTAACTTCAGTATCCTTTCGTAACTGTCTAATCGCTTTTGAAACAAACCAAGAAGTGATATTATACTCACTCTGTTGAGTTTGTGGATGAATACAGAGTCTTGATAGTTCGAAGAGTCCTTGTTGTTCATTTCGTTCGAGTCCAAAGGCACCTTTTGCGATTTCTGGCACTGGCAAACCAGTAAAGATACAAACTCCTACTGGTCCTCCAATATTTAAGGGAGAAAACTCATTCTTCTTAAACAAACCATAATTTTTTCCTGATTTATATCCCTTTGAAAAATCTTTAAGGTAATGATAAGTCAGTAGAAGGTCTTCTGCCTGCTTCTTTGTGATTCGGTCAATATAGTAATCAGATTTCATAAAAAAGGGGAGACCTTTGCCTCCCCAGTATTATAGCACAGAATCAGTCTTCGGCAAGGCGGGCGAAATAGTTGAGCGCATCATCGTCCTCATCATCCTCCACAGGTGCCGCAGCACGACGAGTAGGTTGAAGACTATTCAATTCCTCACGAAGATCATCGTCCAGAGAGGGAGCAGGACCACGAGTATACTCTTCCTCAGACTCAACTTCCTCATCAAGATTTACAGATGCCTTAGAACCAAGCACAGAGTGAAGACGTGCCTTCATCTCATCATAAGTCTTGAATTGGTCAGGAGAAACAAACTCGGCAAGAGAATACTGCTTCTTCCAGATTGCTTCCAGAGCATCATCATCGTCCAGCAGAGCATCAGGACGAGCAAACTCACTGGAATCATAGTTACGATAACCAGCAACGTTTTTTGCCTTCAGTTTGAAGTTGGCACCCTGCCAGAAGTCAAACGGATCGATTGCTTCTTCATCTTCAAACTCAGGTTGCATTGCGGCAGTGAGTTTGTCAAAGATTTTCTTACCATACTTGAAGAGGAAGACTTTACCTTCATTTTCGGGATTGGTAGGATCCTTCACCACATAGATGTTAGAAACATAAGTCAGTTTGCGTTTCTGCTTACGGGCAACTTCTTTACCAGCATCAGTGCCATTATTCCACAGAGTGGAGTTGTGCTCACAAACAGGGCACTTTTGATTCAGAGTGGTGAGGCATCCATCCAGAATCCACCCCCCAGGACCTTGAAATGCGTGACTATAAACTTTCACAAAAGGCAGGTCTTCTCCTTCAGGGGCAGGAAGAAAACGAATCACGGCATAACCATTATTTGCTTTATCTACACTCAATTTCCATAGACGATCATCTTCACTTCCACCAGAGGTATTCATCTTTTCAACCTCTTTGACAAGTTTGGCAGTGAGATTGCCTAGTTTAGATTGCTTTTTAAGATTTTCGAATGACATTTAGATTTTTTGGATAAATTGGATTTGTCGGGTTTTGTTTTTCGACAACTTTATTATAGGAGACCCATAAAGGGATGTCAAGCCCTCGTCCATCCTTTATGGTGATTTCTTTTCCCAGAAATTACATGATGAATTGCCGAATCTGTTAAATTATTTAAGTTGCAAAAATATTTCAAATTATTTGTAGTATGTATTTTACCCTCAGGATCTTTTATTAACCAAGTTTTATTATCTCTCGCAACTTTTATATCTCTCATCTTTTGTTTTTGCTCTTCTGTAAGTTTTTTACCAAGCATTCCTTTTGGAGATACTCTTCCTTTATGTGCCTCACTCATTTTTCTTTTAGTTTCTTCAGATGCTCTTCTAGTTTTAGCAGTATCGGATAGTTTTTTTCTAACTTCCGGTCTTTTTGCTGGGTTATTTTCTCCCACCATATATTCTCTGGGGACAATATAATAAAACTTTCTTGAAGTTTGTTTTGCCCTATTCGCAAAATGGGGATTTTTATCTACTTCATAAAAATTGTGAAGGAAACATTCTGCTTCAAGTGCTTCTTCAACACTATTAAAAGTTTCTAAAATAATCTTCTGCGTTGGTCTAAAAGTCTTGTCCTTAAAACTTCCAAAATATTTTATATCCTCTTCTGGAAGACATTTACATTCTCTTTTTCCAATATATCCTCTACCATATTCCTCATAGGAATAATACACATAAAAGTGTTTCATACTACTCTAATCGGGTGACATAAGTATTTATACAAGAAAAGGGCATCAAGTGCCCCCTTCTACCTGAAAAGTGTCACCCGATCAGGCATAATTATTTATTATCCGTCAATGTATTGCTTGAGGGATTGGATCGTCTTGGTCATACTATTGAATAAGACTTGCATATCAGTCTCTGGTGAGAAACCCATCAGTGCGACTGATTTGCGTAGATTCTCTTTCATTTCAACTGCTTGTGGGTCGTCAGAAAGAGACAATCTAGTATACATTACTCTTTGTTTTTCAAGCAAGATTTCAAGTTTTTCAATATGTTCCAGTTTGTCTTCACGGGACATCATACCAAAAGTAAGAATACTTCCGTAAATACTTTCTTGTAACTGATTGATTTCTTTCAGTTCTTCTTGAATAATATCAGAATCAAAAAAGTTACTCATTGATTATTTCCCTTAAAATGCGTTTGAACTGGAATATGTCAGTATTTAGAAAAGGAGAATACTTAGAAATTTTCAAACTTACGGTTTCCCACACAGGATCCACAAGTTTTTTATCAAAGTCTTTTGAGAAATGGAATATTTTTTCGTAGATTGTTAAGGTTTCTAGCGACAACTGCCCGCTTAGAAACTTTTTGAGGATTGTTGGGTGTCCTTTGGAACAATTCAAAGCATCCTCTAATTTGATCTCCGAGAATAATTCGTTGCTTTGCTCTTTGAATAAGTAGGTCAAACTCTGTTGTCGTTTTTTCCAGTCCAAATAAACTTGTTCTCCGCCATTTATTAAGGAACCAATCCATAGATTTTGTGGGTTATCTGCTGCTACAAAGTTTGATACAAGAAAATCTACGACTTCTTTATCATTATACTTTCTCGAAGTCTTTTCGAACCAGTATTTGTCTTTTCGTTTGTTAAACGAAGTCATACTGGCACGGGTCTTCGCACCATATTTAAAGAAGTCGTATTTGGGGTTTGTGAAATGATTTTTTAAAGACAAATAATGTTGATAGGTTTCAAATGGTGTCACTTTCAGCATCTACAAATCCAACAAATTCAATATCTTCAATACAATCAACTGTGACTTGGTGTTCACCAATACGATACCAATGTTGATTGAGACCAAAAGTATCTTGATAATATCCAAGATACTCTAAGTCATTAGATTTATTTTCACGCAACCACGCTTGAAGACGATGGTGCATTAATTCATCACGAGAAATCATAGTGGTAGTTTTGCTCTAGATGTTTTCTTCATAAAGTTGAGACGAATTGCGTCCCACTTTAGTCTTTCTTTAAGTGGTTTAGAAACAAGTTTCGTTACTGAGTCTACCTCAAGATTATTTTCCTCACAAAATAAAACTATAGCATCAATGTAATTACATTTTTGACAGATTACAATATTTTCTATTTCTAACGCAAACTTGGAAGGTGTAAGAAACTTATTTTCTATAACTTTTTCCAATTCTTTATCTATTTTATTTTCCATTAATTTTTTGTTCTCTTCTGGACTATTTGTTTCCAAATTAAAAAAATTTAATAACATTTTTACACCAAAACTTATAACAATTTTATCATTAATTTTAAATTTTTTCAACCTTCCACTTTTTATGGTGTTTTGCTTTTTTATTTACAACATTAGACATCGCACTTGGATGTAAATTATGTTCTTTACAAAATTTTGTTAAATTTTTAGTATAAAAAATTTCTCCACTAGGATTTACAATTTTATAATCATTTTTACATTTTGAATTTGAAATTTTTTCCTTTTCACTTTCTGGTCTAACCCTACCATAAAGAGGATGTTTATCGCCAATTACATTAAATAAGTAATGATTTTTACCACTTCTTTTTTCAAGTGTTGTTGGATTTTTCATTGGATTATTATTTATCCACATATTTCTCATCATATTTCGGTGTGATTGTCTTTTAGATGGATGGTTTTCACCAAGTTTTTTTAATGATTTATTTCTTTTTTCTACAACATCTTTATTTTTTAAGTGACTTTCTCCACTTTTTAGTCTGATCGAAGCATCTGGTCGTTTTTTACCATAATTAAAATGATTTTTGCCTCTATAAAAAATTTTACTTCTTATAATAGCACTTTCAAATAATCTAGAATTACAATATCTTCCATTCCTATACTTATCAGCAGACATCAAAATATGTGCTTTATTCATTTTAATAGATTTCCAATCTTCTAATCCATATCTTTTTATATAAATTCTCTCTAATAATGCGTGTGCTATATAATGTTCTCTTGCCGTAAGCACAACAACTCTATTATTTTTTCCAAAGATACTTTTTGGAAATGTATGATGTTTTTCTGTATAACCTTCAGGAGGAGTTCTGTTTTCTGCCTTTCTTATGAGGTTACAATAATGTTTTAGATAATTCATTTTTCTCTATCAGGGTCGCATTAGTATTTATAAGGGGAGCATAAAACTCCCCACCTGAAAAGTGCGACCCAGACAGGCACTTTTATTTAGCAATCTCCACCAATTTATCATTTACAAATTCTTTGATGTATTTTACGACAAGTTTCATATATTTTTTCAAATTTCTTTCTTCATAAACAACACATTCCCCATTTTCGCAAGTCATAATAATTACAAGTTTTTTAACCATTATACCTGTCATTTCATAAAATGCCATAGCATAAAACATTGCTTGGACGAAATAACCTTCTATCCACTCAATTGGTTTTGGTTCTTTTGATGTTTTATAATCAATTACAGATAATTCTTTATCAAATTCTGCTATTGTATCAACAGTTCCAGCAACTCCCAATATTTTACTATGTAATGAACTTTCAAGACAATGTATGTTGTTTATTCTATTTAATGTTGCCTTAGCAATTTTAAATAGATATTCTGAAATTGGTTGAACAGAAGGTAAAGTTTCATTTAACAAATAACTTTCTATCAACGAATGAGTGTCTGTTCCTCTACTTGTTGCTCTTTTTGTAATTTTATTTGCTTGCTCTTCACCTACTTTTTTACGCCACCCTATAAATTTTTCTCTATTGATGTGACTAATAACAGAAGTAATTGATACAAGTCTGAGTAGTTCTTCATTATCAGGAACTAAGTAATACCTTGTGCCGTCAATTGTAGTTCTTTCAAGTTGGGGTAAATCCAAATCAACATGATTAAATGTCAAAAACCTGCCTCCATTTTTGCTACAAGATATTGACGAACCAAACCAGAACGAACAATATCATCTACACCAAATTCAATTATATCAAACGAAGGCATTTTACGCAAGACTGCCATAAAGTCTACAATACCATTTCTTTCATTTGTTTTAATTAAATCAGATTGTGTTGCGTCACCAGAAAACATAATTTTACAATTTTCACCAACACGGGTGATAATAGAATCTAATTCATGGAAATTAAGATTAGCAAATTCATCAACAATAATAATACAATTATCTAATGTAACACCACGAATAAAAGAGGTAGACCAAAACTTAATCGTTTCTTGTGACTTCAGATTTCCATAAAGCATTTCAAAGTCAGCATCTGAAGGCATCTGAAACATATACTTCACCATATTCTTATAAGGAATCTGGTAAATATCTGCCTTATCATCATGACTTCCTGGCAAGAATCCAATTTCTCTAGTAGGGACTAGTGATCGAACAATATAAACTTTTTCGTAAGGACTTCTTTCATCTAAGACTTCTTTTAAAGCATTATACAATAGACAAAAAGTTTTGCCGGTGCCAGCACAACCATAAGCAACAATATGCTTTTGGTCTTTATAAGAATCAAATAACTTTCTTTGATTATCAGTAAGTGGTTCAATATCTACAAGATATTCTGAACTCAGTGGTTTTTTGCGCTTCATTTGACGAGTAGTAAGACCAACCCCGATTGGTTGCTCTGCTCTTTTTCTTCTTGCCATATTAGAGTTTTTTTACAGTTGACTTTGGTGCTTTACTTGCCTTGTTTAGTACTTCGTTCCATGAGGGGTGCTTATTAATCAGTTTGTCACGCCACTCCCCCGTCTCACCTGGAGAGGGGCAAGTTGATGGATCGGACCAATCACGGATCCATTCAGGGTTATCAGATTTCCACTGGTCCCAGTCGTGGATACTCATTTCCACTTCTTTCTGTTCGCCAGTGGTTTTATTGACTACAGGATATACGGGCATAAAGTTACGAATTCAAGATAA